GCACCAGTTACCGCAACATTAACGAAGCCAGCCGTGGTGGTGTCGGGCTGAACGAGACGGAACGCCGAAATAGCGTTGGCCGACCCGAATGTGCGAAAATTACCATCAATTTGAGTGGACATTTTATTTTATCCTTTTGTTAGATTTTCGTGATGCCACGGCTACGAGCCTCGGCATATTCTTTGGGGTTGGAGAGCATCACGGCGTTCATCGCCTTGAGCTTCGAAGTTCCGTAGTCGCTATGGGCGGCCACAAGTTCTTCAAAAGTTTTGGGTTCGACTTTCGCCGGGGCTTCAACCACCGGGGAAGCGGAAATGGGCTTGATGCCAAATTCAGTCAGCACCTTCTTCACAACTTCGCTCATCTCCTCTTTTTTATCTTCGGAGGGTTCAACCTCAACGGAGATTTCGGGAGCAGGGGCGGGAGTCTCGGAGGGCTTCTCGGAGGCCATCTCCTCTTTTTTCATTTCTTCTTTGGGTTTCATCGAATCTTCAATGGCCGCCAAACGAACCTTGATGTCCTCGATGTCTTTAGTGTAATCCTTGTTTTCCATATTTGTTTTGTCCTTTTTGTCAAGTGGAGGTTGCTCCACGGCTTCTTTGATTACGGCTGGGATTGTTGTCCCTCCCTGCACATAACCGAGTTTTTCCATAAACTTAACCATCTCCTCGAACAATCCATTCGTGGCGGCTGGGCTGGAAACTAAATCAGCAGAGGCGATGCTCTGGGGACGAATATAGTCCTTGCCATTGATGGTCTCGGACTCATTCACAAAGGCTAGGGAAATTCCAAACTGGTCGGGTGCTTCGGAGGCCATCTCTTTGATTAGGCCGTAGTGGGGGGAGTTGCGGAGTAGGCGAAGGTCGGCAACCAGCTTATCCCCTTCGATGCGGGGGTTTCTGGCGAACCCGCAAACCGCCTCCAAACCAGAGCCGTGATTCATCTTAATTTTCACGCCATTCTTGGCTTTCTGCATAATTTTTAGGGCGGTCTCTAGGCTTGTTTTATCCACGAAAAGGTCGTGACCCTTTGCTTCGCCAATCTCTAAAATACTAACTCCACCAAGTTCCATTTCCTCGGTATCTTCATCCCGGTAAGTGGAATATGCCACCGCCGACCTTTGAGTTTCGTCTGGGAACTTGCTTATGGCTTCTTCATCGCCCATAAACCGAGACACAAAGTCTTGCTCTGACTCATCAGCACTAGGTAGGGGTAAAGGCATAACTGCCTAACTTATGTCAAAGAAGATCGCCGTCTGCCTTGCGATAGGAGTCTTTGACCTCTCCACCGCTAGCCATCTTTAGAAACTTGTTCACCCTAGCCATCGCCCAAGCATTCCTTGAGTTTGGTTGTCCACCGCTAATCGTTGGCCTAAAGCTAGTGGAGAACGCACCCGCCCCCCTGCGAAATACTTTCTTCAATGCTCCAAGGGTAGGGGCTTTCCTTGAAGGATACTTGTCCTTGAACTCGGCAATCTTGTTCTTCAATGCCTCCTCATTCTCGGCTGAAATCTCAATATCACCAGATTCGCTTCTTGTGGATGCTGTCCCTTCCGGGTTTTCTTTGGAACCTTTGATTTGTTCTTTAGCTGGCGCAGGGGTTTGAGCCGCTGACTTGGGGCCGGGTCTGGCAAGTTCTTCCTTCTTGTCTGTAATTGGGCCACCAACAATCCAAGCATCACAAGTCCGTTTGGCCGCACACTTAAAGTCAAATATCTCGCAGTATCCTAGATTGCCACCAATAGCCACTTCGTTTGCGTCCTCGCCAATTCCCTTTTTGATGCATCCAAGAACTTTGTTCCTTTGGTCGAAAGCGGCACAATTACCACAAAGCATCTTTTTTGCCGTGGCTACATCGCCTTGAAACTCGTCTGCCTTGGCTTTCCAGTAGTCCTCGTTTGGCTCGTTCGGATTTGCGGGGCCGTAGTTCGCATCGTCCACCGCTGTCTGCCTATTGGCTAGGTTGGTTTTGATGTCTTGCGTAGCGATTGGGCAAGAGGATGGTTCTGCTAGTTCTTTCTTGTCTCTTGCCTCCATCTGTCCGACTACTTTCCTTGCCCAAGCATATCCAGCATCGCCACCCCAACCATTCCACGCTTGCCATCCCTTGCCTTGCTCGTCCCAAGTTGCACCCTTCTTATCGACCCCGTGCCTATCGAAAAAGGCTTTCATTCTTCGGATTGTGTCTGGAGACATATTTACTCCATTCATCAAATCCCTAGCCCTAGCGATGCCTACCGGGGTCATTCCCCTTTGGCTGGCTGGTTTCCCCTCCCTTACATCCAAAGCCCTTTTAGCAGCATCCCTAGCTCCCTGCGGTGGCGTGAAATCAATCCCATCGTATTTGCCCAACTCAATCCCGCCCATCATTCCTTGAATCAACATCTTAATAGATGCGGGGTCTAGGCTTTCCAAAATCTCTAAATTACTTTTTTTTTGAGAAGTGCCAGCGGGGGCTGGCGGGGGCGTGGTAGGTTCTGGGGCTGGTGGTGTCGAGCCTCCAGAAGAATCGCCCTCTTGGTCTTTTGCAATCTGCTGTTTTTCTTCTTTGGTGGTTGGTATGGTTGTTCCAACATTGACCCCGGCGATGATTGATCTTGCTTGGTCTGGGCTGATTGTCGGGAAAGCCGCCGTGATAATGGAGACCGCACCCTCCTTGGAAACTGCACCCATAGCAACGGCATTGATGATATTGATAAGCGAGGTCACTTGTGCCCCATTGAGTGAAGCACCACCAATCATATCCTCGTCCGATGTCTGTCCGGTGGCTGTCTGCTCGCCCTCGGCTGGGGTTGCTTGTGCTTGTTGTGAATCTCTGGTTAATCCATCTGCGGCGATGTCGGAAATTGTATCGGCTGGAACTTTGTATTCCTCTGCCAAGTCTTTGATCATCTTTGCTTCAATAGCCCTTTGACGCATAGCACTTTCAAAATCGAGGCCTTTCTCCGAATATATGGAGCTAGCACTAGTTAGCCCTGCCCGAAACTCTGCGATATTAGCGACTGATTCTCTACCTAAATCAATAGACACATTAGCCCCGAAATTGAAAATACCCCTAGTCGTTCTGCTTCCAACATTGTTCTCTATCAATCCCCTAGCTACTCCGTCTGCAATTACGATGTTTTTGATTGGGCGAAGAACCTTGTCATCGAGTAGTTTCTGGTATCTGCGGAAGGTTCGCCCTGCTTGTTGCATCTCAAGACGAGCAGTTGGGCCAGACATAGAGGATGGGTCTACGGCGAAGCTATAAGGAATACCAACACCCATACAAATGTTGCGGAGAAGAATCCTATGGAACTCTGCAAATGCACCAGAAGGACGGCTCGGCCCATCGGGGAATACAATATCCTCTCCCGGTTCTAGGTAGGAAATTTTGCCGGACTCGATGGCTTCTAGTTTGATTGCACTTCCATTAACATCTTGATCGTTTGTGAGGGTGGATAAGTCAGAGGCATTGTTATTGTTCCGCTTTATGATTGCACTCTGACTAGAAGCAACCTTGGCCGACATCTTCTCGAAGCCTACGATTTCGTGAATATCCGTTGCGTCATTGATTGCAGTATGGAAAGCGGAGATACCCCGATACTGGTCAATGCGTAGCGGGTCGAATAAATGGAAACATTGGCTTGCCGAAATTGTGGCTTGGTAGGAATACATATCACCAATGCTTCGGCTATAAATGTCGTATGCTGTTGGGGCACCAGTTTGTTGATTGATATGGATTCCGCCAATTAACTCGGAACTTGTATAAACTTTGAATGGGTCTCCGAGTCTGTCTCCCTCAATGCCTTGAATCTTTAGATTTCCATCAGAATCACGCACGAGGACAAACAAAAAATCTCCGTCCCGGAGCATCGACATAACTGCCACCTGCATAAGCGTTGAGCCAGTATGCCTTGTCGAGATGTCGCATTTATCGAACCACTCTGACCAATATGCCTCTACCTCTGTATTGACTACTGGGTTCTCGGTTCGTGCTTGGTAGGTAATGTTTGCGGCGGTGTGGCTTGCAAACTTCATTAGGATAGAGCGAACAAGGCCAACATTCTCGGCCAAATCCCTAGCCCTTTTCATCAACTCTACTCGGTCATAATTAGAGCGATAATCTTCTGCCCCGGAAAGAGAGCTTGGCCCCTTGCGTTGCCTCGAATACTTTACTGCATCGTATTCAAAGTTTTTAATCTTTTGACGAGCAACCAGCCGATCTATCGCACCTTGCGGGTTGATAAAGGCAATCGCCTTGTCGATCAGATTAAGAGAGGCTTTTTTCACGAGCCGAAATTGGCGTAAGTTGTGCGGATTCTGGTTCCGGTTGCTTGCTGAATCGCAAGGGTAAGTTCGGCAATAGTATCACGCACTTCGCCTAGATTCGCCCTAGAGAAAGAGCGTCCAGCGATGGAATAGCTTGAACCCGCCACCGCAATCGCTTCAAGGCAAGTAATATACTTATCCCGCAAGGAAGTTAGGGTGGTGAGGGGTAGCCCAATAAAATCACCCTTCGCCATTCTCAACCTCATCTGTCAAACTTGCTGGAGTGATGTTCAATAGCTTATGCAAGCCAGCCCCAACGATGTTCATACATTCACAATCCAACAAGTGATTTTGCTTCCCAATCTGCTTCCAAACCATTCTAGTCCTCCCGGTCATTGGGTTTTTAACTGAAACCTTTCGCTCGGCTCGAATATGTTCGTGCCAAACTTGCGGGGCATCATCGGCAACGAATCCATCCGACTTAACCAGATTGGCAAAGATGTCCTTGATTGCTGGGTTAGACCACCTCCATATAGGTGCTAAACGCCACTTCCAGCCATCCCTAGACCCGGTGGCCTTGCCAGAAAAGGGGTCTCCATTGGCGATTCTTGCAAATGGCCTTGCTATCTTTTGCTGTCCTACGATCTCGGAGAAGCTGGATTTGTCCGAACCCACCAGACCTAACCAGCCCATTTTACAAATCCACTCGTAGCAAAGGCGGGTTTGATCGCCAGTATCAATCACAACGCATCTTGGTTCCACTTCAAATTCATCAGCCTTCGCCGCCACATCGCCCCAAGTTTCAAGCCTACCAGCCCAGACCATCCGAGACTTTCCTTCGCCATTATAAGCCCTAACCAAAGCCCAAGTGTGGAACCCACCAGATTCTTGCACATCGACTGACATAATGGTTTTCTCGCCTTGGTGAACAATACCCATATTGTAACCACCCGCCTTGATCTCGATTCGCTCTTGTTCGTGTTCTAGCCAAGGTTCGGCAAGGATGCGGTTCACGAAGTCTTGTAGCCCGATGATTCCGCTATATTTGTCTTGAAGGAATTTGACCGCTAGGGAGCCAAACGAAACCCAAGGGGCATATAGTCCATTTAAGTGATAGCTTCGGCGGTTCGGCTCTCCCTTTGGGTTGGTAGGAATCCACTCTCCACCCCGGAGCATCGCTGTCTTTTGGCCGTCCGTAATCTTGCCTTTGCAGTTCTCGCACTCGTAGTAGGCCGATGATTTAACCAGCTTAAAATCATAAACTGCTTCCTCAACCTTGGCGGCCTCGTCCCACTTCACTTGTCCCCAGATTAGCTTCTGTTTATGGTTGCAATGTGGGCAAGGCACAAAAAAGAAACGCATATCTCCCTTTTGCCATTCTGCCCAAATCGTAGAATCAGCCGTGGTTGGCGTAGATGTGGCGATGATTAAGTGATTTGGATAGGTCGCAACTCTGGCCTCTGCCAACTGCAACGCCCCTGCTTCGCTCTTGCTGGCACCCGCCTCTGGGTATTTGTCCACCTCATCGAGCATTAGCAATGAAACAGAACGAGACGCAAGATTGGCAGGGCTGTTCGACCCCACAAACCAAAGCGACATTCTGCGGAAGTGTTGTTCTAGGATTTTGATCTTGTCGGTGTTGTCTGGCTTTTCTTTTGCCAATGCAGGGCAATCATCGACCATCGGAAGCCACCGAGTTTCAGAGAACGACCTAGCCAAAGCCTCTGACGGCATAACCCACAAACTAGGGCAAGGACGCTCTGCAAGCCGATAGGCAAGACCAGCTAGGATTGTCGTTGTCTTGGATGTTTGTGCTCCCCATACAAGCGTGATTCTGCGAACCGAATCATCACCGAAAGCCTCTAACGGCTCTCTTACATACGGAGTTAGTTTAGTCGAATATGCACCGGGGATATTGGTTACCCTAGCCGAAAGGGTTAGATTCTTTTCTGCCCAATCTGGGATTGATAGTTTTTCCCTTGGCTCAAAGATTGATCTTGCAAATTGCTTAACATCAAAAAGCTGGTTCACACGCCACACATCCCTTCTTCACAATGGGGATGATCGCCACCAAAAATATCCATCTGCCCCTTATCGAAATCATCCCTAAAGTCCACTTGTTCAATCGGGACGCAAGACTTGTGGAGGAATGGCGTAGAGTCAAAATTTTCACTATTCTTTTTTGCGACTTGCATATCTTTTTCAAACTGGACGGCTCTTTGAAATGCCTCTGGTTCTTCTTCTTTTAATCGCTTCCATTCCTTGTTTGAGTGAAATGGGCAATATACGCACGATGATCTTGGTGGTTTTGGGTATCCGTTCCTTTCCATCCACTCCAAGCAACTTTGCCTAGTCATTCGCTTTTCAATTAGAGGCCATCGGCTTTGTGACCAAATATCCCTAGATGGCTTGCACCTATGCCATTCATCCCAAGAAATGCCGATGTATTGAGTTACTGAAATATGTTTTTGACCCCTCTTAATTTTGCACCTAGCCCTAGCCTCTTTCATAATTGGCTTAATCTTGAAGTCTGCGGTGCAAGACCTAAACACAATCTTCCCCAGCTTGCCCTTGGCACTTTTAGTAAAGAATGGAATGTTCGTTCTGCTAAACTTACGACCATCCTTTGTTACCCTCATTTTCAATGATTCTTTTGATAGGCTACCAGCCGTGACTATATAAACCGGGAACGGCAATAATTCCTTTAATTGATCTAGCCACTTATAGACACTCTCTGGCTCATCTTGTGTATCTGAAAAAATAGCGAAGTCTGGCATAGGCGTAACTTCGCCTTTAGCACACATTAAGGCCAAGCAACTAGACTGCACCCCAGCACCAAGCGATATGATGTTGTATTCCGTCTTTATCTCTGGTTTGACTAGAGGGTTCATCTCTTAACCATATAATCCTTGGCATAAGCCCATTGTGGGTTCTGATGAATTTTATGATGGCACTCAAAGCACACGGCCAAGAAAAACTCTGTCTCGTTCAGCCTATCGCCAAACCTACCCCGGCGGTGATGCACTTGGCTTGCCATCTTGCATCGACAAACTTGGCAGACCGGGTTGTTTGAAAGAAACTTCTCCCGCACATCCCTATAGACTTCGTTCTGGCCTTTTCTCTTTTTAGAAACTCGGCGTAGCTTGCCGCCTCGCTTGAGTGGAGTTTTGCGTTTAAGTGGCGAGCGTTTCATTTGCGTAATAGGATATGTCGTTCATCAAATCCGTCCAGCTTTTTGATGAATGACGCAATTCTTTGTTTTTAATCTCGTAGGTATCTGCCTTCATTCTAAACGATGTTCCGTCTGTCCTTGTTCTTATTGAATCCTTTTGATGAAATGACGATTTTAATAAAAACTGCTCTTTAGGCAACCATCCGCAGAATGTTAATAGCATATTCGTTTTATTTAGGCTCAAAAACAAATATGCCTCCGAATCAAACTTAAATTGAGAGCCTACAAGGTTATTTACAAAATCCACCCTTGGTTCAACGCTTCTGCCCATAGTTTTTACATCGAAACCAATTCCAAAGATTTTGCAATCAATTCCTCCATCAAATCCTTCTGACTCGGTCATCAATTCTTTTCCAAGCATAAGATTGACCATATTCTGCCCAATCACTCCGACTAATTGCTGTTCTTCGGTTCCATCCGACCCATCGCACCTATGTCCAAGATTATTTCTTGAAATATAGTCTTTTGATGCGTTTAGGATGTGATTCGTTACTTTAACGCAAAAAGCCATTTTATTTTAGAATATCGTCCAGAATTGAGCCGAGAATGCAAATCACCACCATCCCGATAAGCAAAAGAAGAAATGATTCGTTCATTTGTCGAAGTATGAGGCCACCAAAACAAACACCCAGAATAAAAATATGCATACCAGCTTAACAAGGATAATCCCAACCATTAGGCCAATTCCTACTTTTGCTCCCCACAAGATTGTTTCAATCATTTGAACGCTCCCTCTGCTTTCTGAATCGTCACAAAGATTTGGTCGATACCCTCTTGAATTGCTTGCTTTGCACACTCCGGGTCACTTGGGTTTGCTCTGGCCGAAAGCGATGCTGGCATTGCATCCATTAAATTCCTAATCGAGCCAAGCCATTTACCGAACACTTCCCGAACTTCGTCCATTCGGATGACGGCTCTTGTGGCTTCCTAGTATTGAGCGTGTTCCATTTCTGCTTCACTTGCTCTTTTTTTTGCTTCGCCCCACCCAGCAATCGCCGCCCTCATCGCAACCGGGTTTCCGTCCCTGCTTGCTCTCGCAACCAATGAGTAGGCAACTAGCTCTGCCCTTTTCGCTCGAATCAATCTGCCAAGCGAGTTTTCCGACTTGAGTGACTCGGAGTCCGAGGTTTCGGATGTCTCGGATGAGGTCGTAGATGGGGGCAAGATTGGTTGCAGTCGGCTTACTCTTTTTTGATTGGCAAGCCTCCATCTGTGGGCATCTGCCTCTGATGTGAGAGGCATCCCCGCTTTGACCATTTTTGAAATCTGGCCTTTGTCCATTCCCCACTTTTGAACTAAATCTGCTTGTCGAATCATTCCTCACAATGGCTTGCCACATGCTTCACACTTTTCCCCGCTGGCTTTGCCGTCCTCCTCTGGTGCGGTTGCTTCCATCATTTCCGCTATTTCTAGCTCCCCGAACCCAGTTATGTCCAGATCAATCTCACCAGTATCTAATCCCTCAAACAAATCTTTCAATGCTGGCAAATCAAATTCGCCACTCAATTTATTTAATGCGATGTTGGCCGCCTTCTCTTGCTGTTCATCAAGCCACACCGCCCAGACTTGAACTTCCTCTTTATTAAGTGCCGAATAGCACTTTAGGCGTTGGTGGCCTCCGACAATGTTCCCGGTCTTGGCGTTCCAAGTAATAGGCTGAAGGTTCCCAAGTTCCGAAAGGCTTTTGGTTAATCGACCCAAAGCATCGCTGGAAATTTTTCTTGGATTATACGATGCTGGCGTGAGTTCATCGAGTCGCTTGGTTACTAGGCAAGGGTAGGTCATATGAGTTTTTACTGCTTTTCTATGTTGATGTAAATGTTCACCTTACAACTCGCACGGAGATTTTGCGGTTTGGAACCTGATCCTAGGGTAAATTGCATATAGAAGTCTCCTACCATTAAGGGGTTACGCATAATTTTACCTAAAAGTCGCAAGTATGGGCTGTTATAGGCATTTATGCATTGCGTTACAGCATTGTGGCAAATGTCTATTAACGATTTACGCAAGCACCAACTTTTGTAAGTAGCATATCCCATTAGTGTCACGCCTCCCCACCCGCCTCCCGGTAAGCCTCCACTATGGGTCGTGCCTCCTCGATGAACTGGGTGCGTTGGGCTGGTGTCCATTGGCTAACGCTCTTGCGGGCAAGCCATTGGCGAGCCTTGATGATGTAGCTATGCCACGCTTGTTCGGGCTTCTGGGTGCTGGTTTCGATAGGGTCTGGTAGGATGCCAGCCCATAAGGCCAACTGCTTTAGCTGACCCGGTGCAGGGGCTTGTAGGGAGGGTCGTGCCTTGGCTACTCGCTCCAGCCGCCTACCCATCTCGCCGTTTATTTCTGCTATCTCTAGGATTGCATCAATGTCTAGCTCCTCTTTCCGGGCTGAAAGTAGGATGTCCCCGCAGTCCGCCGCTAGACTTATGGTTTCTGCCATTGTCTGCACGGCTTGTGCCTTGGCTTTTTCCAGCAAGGCCGCCGTTTTCTTTAGCTCCATTCCGATCTGTTTCTCGCTCATTTTGGGATGTCTCCTTGGTTATGCCGTAGCCTCGGCCAATTCCTCGGCCTCGATTTCAGCGGGTGGTTCTAGCTCTCTAAAGCGTTCAGCGTTGAAGCCTCGTTCTGGAAAGGGTGGGGTCGTTGAGCAGGGGTTGGGTAGGCTCTCCAAATAGACCACAACCTCTCCCGGTTCGCCGTTTAATGCTACTCCAATGCCCAAGTCCCGCACGATGTAGGTGCGGTCTTTGATGGGTAGGTTGGTGTAAAAGGGCAGTATGTCCGTCGGAAACTGGTCGTTGATGCAGACCACTTTGGAGCCTTGTCTCATTTGGCCTTCCTCGATTTGATGCCCTTAATCCAAGCGTCCTTGTTCCACTTTGGGCATTCCTCCCGCCGTTTTTTATGCACCCTCAAAGCTCGTTCTTTGTAGATTTGCCGGACTCTTTCCGACCTCTGGATTCGTAGCACCAGCCCGGTTCGCTGGGTAAGCTCGGAGAGCCGTGCGGAGATAGCCGCCCTAGTGTAAGGCTTGCCAGTAGTCGGATTGATGTAGCGTTTTGCGATGGCTGTTAGGCTGTCTGGGCTTCGGTTGGTGGCTAGTGCCAGCAACGCTTCATCCAAGGTATCGTCTCGCTTATTACGGAGCATCTGGGAATCGCCCTCGCATTTTATGGTTTGCTCGACTACCTCCGCCGTGAGTTTGGCAAGCTGGTTCAAGTCGATTGCTGGGTTCATCGCTTTCATCTGGGCCAAACGCTCCTTGACCCGATCTTCGAGGGTATCAATGGCCTCCGCCATATCTGGCGTGTAGCTTGCCAAGATCGAATCCGCCGGGTCTTGGCCTTGGTGCTTCATTGAACCTCGACTAATGCCGTGTGACCCACCCTTGCAAGCTCTCGCCTAGCTTGTGCCTCCGTTTTATAGAATAGGTCGATAACTGGTAGCCTTGATTTTCCAGATGCCTTGCGTTGAATTACCGCCGTCCCGGTGTCGTGGGCAACATATGGCTTGCCCTCAACCACCAAAGTCGTTCCGTATGGGATAATTTTAGGGTCAACGGCACAAGAACGACCGGAAACCAGCCGTTTTCCAGTTGAGCTTTTATAGCCATAATCGTCCTCGCCAAGCCAATAGGCTGTGATTCTGGCCTTGATGGTTTTCTTTGGTGGCTTTGGAGCCTCGATGTAGATGTTTGCGGCGTGACTCGACCCAAGAAGGATGACGGCAAGTATGGTTAGGGCTTTTCTCATAGTGAGGAAGTGCAGACGATCAGACAAATGCTGGAATCGCCTTGATGGGGACTCATCCCCTTTGGTTCTTTTACCATCACATCTGTCAATCGGAGTCTTTAGCTTGTCGATCTCTTTTTGAATCTGCTCTGGCTCCATCTTATTTATTTTCATTGATAACCTCCGCTTGCCGCCAATGGCCTTTTGCGTTGTATCGCTCGATCTTGCCGTGTGATTCTAGCCACCGGGCGTGATATTGAATTGTTCCCTGCTTCTTCTTTAGTGTTTCGGCAATCGTGCAAGTAGGTATGCCGTTTAGGATTAGGGTTTGAACCGCATCCCTCAAAATGTCGATGCTGTCTTGCGACCTAGAACCGCCAAACATTTTCTTTAGCTCGTTACCGGGGTAACGCTCTGAAAGAATGGCCGTGGCTTTCTGGCTATGTGTTTGAAACTGGTTCATACCATTGTTATTGCCTTGATGATTTGGTATGCGACTTGCGGGACAATGGCATTTCCGAGTCCTTTAATTCTGTCCATCCCATAGGGTATCCCATTAGCCACTCTACCCACGCTGGGTTCAGTTGCCCAGTTGCCTTCCCGCAATTCCCAGCAATGACTTCCTCTAAATTCGCCTTGTTGCGACTTGATAGTTTTTTTCTGTTCTGTTCTGTTATCATTGGATGGACTTTGTTCGCCTTTGGGGTTGGCCAGAACAGCACCCAAGAGATTTGTTGTTCCCCGATGTCCCGATGGTCGCAAGCGTTTCGCCGAGTTGTCTGGCCCTCCGCTTGGTGTTCTTGGAGTTGGCCACATCCCCCCCCCCCCGACAATCCAGACTCGGTTCCTCCTGTGGTTGGCATCGACACCGCAAGCTGGAACAATAATCGCTTCGACTTCGTAACCTTCTTTTTCCAAATCAGAAAGCACTTGGTCGAGTGCCAAGCCGATGATTCCAACAACATTCTCACCAACAATCCAATCTGGCCTTGCCTCTTGTATGACTCGGAGCATTTGCGGCCAGAGATAGCGGTCATCGTCCTTGCCTCTCCGCTTCCCGGCATTACTGAACGGCTGGCAGGGAAATCCTCCTGTGAGAAGAGTGACTCCTCGATATGCCGTGCCATCGAGGGTTTTGATGTCTCCGTGGATTGGCACATCTGGCCAATGCTTTTTGAGGACTGCTTGTGCATATGGTTCGTTGTCGCAGAATCCAATGGTTTTGAATCCAGCCCATCCAGCGGCAAGAGCAAATCCTCCGATTCCGCTAAATAAGTCGAGGTGCGTTGGTTCATCGGCTTTTGAACTTATATCGTTCATTTATTTAGGCAATATGAAGTCAAAAGTTGCTCGATTGCAGATAGTATTCCGCAACGCTCTTGCCACTTGCCGTCTTTACCATTCGCTTCTGCACATCGTATCCAGCTTTTTTAAGATCGTGGATACGACTAGCCAAGCGAAAGCACTTGAACCAATCCAATGCCTCAAGAGCCGTGAGAGTTCGGCCTCCCTGCAAGTGAGCTAGGATTCTGGCGTTCTGTTCGTTGCCCTCGATCTTTACCGGGTGAGTGGTTCGCATAAATGGCAACTCGAACTGGTCTGCTTGGTGAATCGCAATCATATTAAGCCCATCCTTTTTTTGGATTGTGCCGCCGTCCTTGGATTAACCGGGAACTCAACGAGTGGCCGTCCTCTTGTAATCCTCGGCTCAAAGTTTCGCTTCTTTGCGTATGAAACGCTTGCGTGATCGCAACCCCAAGCCTTTGCAATCTGGTTTTGGGAAAGGCCAGACTCAAACTGCACTTTCCACAAAGCCCAACGCTTCTTAACGATTTCGTAAGATCGGTTCTTCCTTGCCCTATATTTGCCAATAGTGGGCATTAAATCCTTTGGAATCTGCAACATGGTAGTTATGCCTTCCTCGACCTCTTTAGCCTCTTTTAAGGCCATTTCCGTTCGATTGTGGGCTATTTGGCTGGCAAGTGTGGTTATCTGGTTGGCTTGATCTACGAGTTTTTCCTCAAGCACTTTAACCCGATAGACCAAAGCGTTGAATGGTAGGTCGATGATCTCTCTCACGGACAACCCGCTTTCACCCACGCTTCTCTTGTTGCAAAGCCCATCACCTTATAGGTGGGTAGGCTCTCGCATTGACTGACTATTTTCTTCATTGGTTGGGTTCCTTTCATTGGTTTGGTTTGGTTTCGTCTCTGACAATTTCTGGCACACGCTTTCCAATCTTTGACCGGAGCTTTGCCGCCGACCTTCCATCCGTTGCTTTCGTAATAATCAAAAGCTCCTTCCACATCTGCACCCGACCACCCAATCTCTTTTGCATAAGCAATCCATTCCGCACGAATAGGGCGATCAGCCCTTGTATGTATATCTGGCTTCTGGCTTCTGGCTTCTGGCTTCTGCCCCGTGACATCGTCTGGACATTTGCGTGACATCGGCGTGACATCGGCGTGACGCTTACGCATCTGCCTAGTAGCGTCTGACTTACGACCTTGCTCATCCTTGACCATTCGGCGTGAAATAATGGTTTCTTTGTCGAATGAGAACACCCCGGAGGAGTGCAGTTCGTCCATCAAGGCCATCGTGCGTTCCGTGGTTAGGCCAACAATTCTTGCCAGTTGTTCGGCTCGTGCTGGCTTGCCGCCGATCAATAGGTGGCCGTGAATTTCAGACTTTGCCATAAGCGAAATCATATCAATCCAAAGCCCCCTAGCTTCCACCGAACAAGACCGCACGGCCTCGTCCGAAAGCCAATCCGATGCGTAGAATTTAATCCACGGCAACTTCATTTCTTCTTGGCCTCTAGGTCTCGTTTCTGATACTTCTTTGCTCGTTCTAATAGCTCTTTAGTGATACGATGGGAATAGTCCAAGTGACTCACAATGTCCTTATAGTTTTCCCTCTTTGCATGGTCGAAATCCCGAAACAACTCTTTAAGTCTTTTAGATACAACCCGGTGAAACTCGTCCACCAACAATAAACGCTTAACGCTCATTTAATTTTTTTAATCCTTTCGATTAAGTCTTTTACTAAATCCAAGAATATCTCGGCCAAGAACAATGTTGTGAGAAAGGCGGCAAATAAGCCAATGCCCATAATGAATACCTCCCACAAAATCTTGGCGGTATATAAAAGGAAACTTACCATTTGGGTGCTTTAGGCCATGCCGCCCACATCCGAACATTTGTTTCACTTTCAGTCCAGCTTTTAGTAACAAACTGACCAGAGACGAAACGACCGCCAAGCACCTCACCATCAATATCCATAAGAACTCTTTCATTTTCTCTTGGCAACTCCTTTGTGTTTTTCCAAACAAGCATTGACCATTTGGTTATAGGCACATCAATTTCAATAGCGGACATTTTGAAGCCTCCTTATCGCTAGGACTACATCATTAAGAACATCCTTAATCACTTGATCTTCGGTTGAATCTGCAATCTGCTGAACCAGTTCGGCACAACGATTGCGTTCAAGCTCGGCAACCTTGGTAAAGTTTTCCCGCAAGATGTTGGGGATTTCCCCAAGCATCTGCGAGCCGATGGTTTCCGTGGCATCAGAAAGGAATTTGGTCATCGGGATTCTCCTTTGTTACTGCTTCTGCTTCGAGCAAGATTTCACGGATTATCTCGTTTCGTATGATGTCGTTCTTGAATGGCTTGCCATCCTTGCCGGGTTTCAATTCTTGCTTGGCCAACCAATCCAAGTAATCCAATCCTTTGCCGCTTGGGAATTGTGCGATCTCCCGCAGGGTAGAGCCTTTGTGCTTTCCAAAGTTAAGCACCATATCCCTTGCACCACCGAGCTTTTCGTTGGTGACTTGGGCCACAATCTTTTCGGCAAACTTCTCTGGGGCTTTGATTGGTGCTTCGTATTTGTCCGTGTTGATGTCTTGGAAACCTCCGTGTGGAACTTCCTCGGCTGGAGTTGTCGAGAGATTTCCATCAATCATAACTACAATGTGAGCAAAAGCAGAGCGGCAAGCACGACTGATCGCCCTTGTCTGGCACATAGCTCGCTTGGCGTAAGTGGGACGCTTTTCCCACATAGGCTCATCATCACCAAGAAATCCCTCGGCTTGAGAAATAACCTGTCCGTTGTCCATTCGCTTTACCTCACCGATGCACCGATAGCCATCTTCAAGACGCTCAACATCTCTGGCACTTGCTACACATCCGTGAGCTACTGCGATAGCTTGCCAGCCCTCTACCCGCACATAATCCTTCTGGCCTATGCGTTGGCTGGTTCCCATTACGATTGCACGACAAGCCCCGGCAACATCCGATGCTTGCCTAATGTTTAATACTCCATTGTTCTGAACTGCTAACTGATTATCACTCATTGGTTCTCCTTTATTGTAGCCCCTCGGCTATTCTTTTGTTTTGCCTAGCGATCTCCTTGTGGAAATCTTCTGGCGTTCTTGCAAAAATAAGATTCCCAGTCATCTTAATCTTCTCTCCAAAGTTTTTCCTTACCCACCAATCGTCTGCCTTGGATTGCATAATTCTTTCGTCAGACTCGGCCTTCTTCCAAGAGTCTGCTTGCATGGCATTGTGTTTATCATCATAATACGCACTCATTGGTTCTCCTTTATTGGTTGGTTATTCTTTGTCTTTGTAATCGAAAACGCCAAAGCCTTCGGCATTTTCTTTCTTTGTTTTTGGTAAGTTCAAAGTCCTAAAATCATTTCTTGAATCAAACTCTGTATCTGGAATAGGGCCGAACAATCGCACAATCCATTCATCGGTAGTTTCACCCGGTCGCTTCTTATTGGCTGGTTCTTCATGCCAAAAAGTAGGCAGTTCTTCTTGACTCATTTAATTCCTTTTTTGATTTGGTTTAGTAAAACATTGTATGCCATCGACCCACCCTTACTTATGGTTGCGTGAATTGGTCGGAGCCATTCAGCCGTGATCTTATGGGACGGCACACGGAACACTAGGATGCCTCGGCTTGCGGCCTCATTGTATTTCTCCATATCTTTAAGGAACCCGGCTCCTCTGGTGTGACGGCCACCAGTATAAATCCCGCCTTCTAGTTCGACTGCTACCCCAGACTTATGAAAGTAATCGAACCGCCATTTGCGAACCGGGTGGAAGCGATGTTCTTTTTCGAGTTGTCCCCCACCAATGCTTCGCCAAAGCAATTCAAATTTGGTGGAGGGTTTCATCAATTGCGACCCGCCCAGCGTTTGTTAAATGTTGTGATGCGTGGTTCTTTGGGTTGTGGCTTGTTGCCTTGTGCAATCATATTGTCCAGCCGTTCCAAGTCCTCGGCCAAGGCCAAGTAAAACTTCTTTCGCTCTAGCTCTTGGCGATCTAGGTGCTTGGCAAAAGCATATGCCATGCGGCAAAGAAGAAGCACAAGAAAGCAGACAAGAAAGAATGTCACGAGCGAATCCTCATCTTCTGCCACTCCGGGGAAAAGTAAGAAGGGTTCTTGACCCAAGGATACTTGCTGTCCTTCTTCATAACAAAGCCCTCGAAGATTGTCTCGCCAGCCTTGTTGTTTTGAAACTCCATCTCGTCCCAGCAAGCACGAAGTTTAGAGTGAGTGAGGTTGGGCATCCGCATCAAAGCGTTTGAGCGTGGAGCGAATGTGGCTACTTCCAGATGCTCGAATAGCTTGCGGCGTTCCACATAAGGCAACGGCTCACAAGCATCAATGACAATGAAGCTACCAGCACCAGACTTGGTGCGTTGGCCTAGCCACTCGCCATCAATCCATCGGGAGTTTATGTTTGCGTTCTTGATGCGTTCCAGCACCGAGGCTTCGAGCGTTGAGCGTTGCCCCTTGCGGTTCCACACTTGGCCGAACTCTTGATCTACCAGAATCCGCCAGCCATTAAACTTCGGCTCGATGTGAAAGTCCGAGTAGCGCTCGTCCCAAGCCGAGGCATCGCATGGCATCGGGCGGGCGGGGTAGGATGTCATTGTGATTAGAATGGGGTCTGGCGTGAACTTGTCTAGCTTAATTTATTGAGGCCATAGCATTGATGCAGACCATCGCCAAGATGCACCCAGCGATAAAGCCGATGCAGATTCCAGTTATAAGTTGTTCGTTTTTCATTTGATGGTTCCTTTCTTTGGTTGTTTATTTAGAATCGTATTCGTAGCCAGAATCATTCATCCAGCGGAAAAGACGAGGCTCAAGCTCACTCAAATCATCGGACATCCATCCGTCATTTTCAAGGGTTAGCATATATCTTCCGTGTTCGTTGCCTTCGCCAAGATCAACGATGTGGATATTCCCGTTGATGTCATTTGGGTATTCTAGCCCGCCATAAACGATTGCGTTTATTGATTCGTTTTCATAATCGTGATTGTGGGTAAAGGTATGGCGTATTTTTGAGTATGTTGTGTTTGTGTTGGTTGTTTGCATACCCACACTCTATTCATTATTGAACCGAAGTCAAGCCCTTGTTAAACATATTAAACAAGCTAATAATGCTATAAGATGCCCTAATATGGGCTTGCGTAACTGCTTGATATTGGGCTATTTAGCCCTTGTAATTAGGCGATAGTGGTCAATGGGCATCAATCTTCGACCACTTAAATCTGGCACTCTGAATTGTTTTCTTTCTAAAATTTTATTCTCCACCATCTCTGTAAGCATCTTCGAGCGTGAACCGCTACCAATGGATTTAAGTCCCATCGCTTGCAGGGTTTCTGTAACTCTTTTCCAACCGGGAGGAACAACCTCTGCTTGCATTGAAATGTAACTTTCCAATGCGGATGCCCACTCTCCTCTGATTGGTTTATTCCATTTCCTATCTCTCATAAGCTAAAAGGATTTAATTGCAGTAGGCAGAGTAAATTTTCCGTTCCTCCTTTTGGCTTGGAAAACATCGTGGCTTTTCTCTGCCAAGTGAATCATTCCAAAAGCCCATCCGTTCTGCCAACGAAGCCGCCGCATTTGCGAGCGATTGTAGGTAGGCCCAAGTTCGGACATACATCCAATGTTCCAAGCCTCTCGAAGATCGTGTGAAACGCTTCGGAAATAATCAATGGCGTGAGTGTGTCCGAACAAAACATTTCCGTAAGCATCCGAGTGCTGTTTTGCTCCGTGCATAGCGTGGCCGTAGCCGTGAACAAACGAAAGACTCCCGCAAGTATAAACTCCGTGAATGGAATCGTAAGGGAACATCTTTGCCCTCGTTTCCTTCATTATGATTTCTACATTCTCAATGCCACTATTGGCATAATCCCTGCAAATCCCGCTAGATGTATTCTTGGCTAAATCCCATAGGCGTTCATCGTGATTGCCACGGAGAAAGATTCGTTCCTCTCCAAATGCAAAGAACTCCCTGATAAACTCCTCCCCACAATCCCAATCCTCTTGCAAGCTCGATGCTTGTTCTTCGTCTCCGGCTCCCTTGCGAATGGCCTTGAAATCCCACAAGTCCCCGATGCAAACCACTAGGTCTGGCTTGAAGTCTTTGCAAAATGCCAATACAGCCTTAACACTTTTAGGGCATTGCTCGTTTCCGTGGATGTCTCCACACGCTACAAATTTAATCGTTTTCACTAGGCTTATTTCTATCGCCAGTTAATGAGGTATAAATAAGTTGGCAACATTCCCTAGCCTTGGGATTTGTCAGTTCGAGATCGGTCATTCCTTCGTGGGCTAAAGCACAAATCACTTTCATAGATTGGCGAAGGCTCATCAAATAAGTTATCTGATCGACTGCCTCATTGATGCCCTCCTCGACCATTCGCATTGCTGGCATCTCCCACAAGTTTGTTTTGTAGGTCTCAACGCCAGCCGTGTATTTCCGTTCCAAAGCCTCGCAAGTTGCGGCTTGGATTTGAGTTAAATGATGGAGATGTTTCTTGTTGAAAAACTTTTGTTTAGACGGCACAACACTCGCAGATGTCATCCCTTATCTGCTAGACCAAGGCTTTTTATTTACGAGTGAAATCTTTTTTGTTTTCACCTCTTGCTTTTGTGGAGAAACCAATTCTCTCCACCCAGAAATCGTGCCGTCCTCCAAGTGAGGAGTCTCCCATTCTAAATGCCGCAGGTTGTGTTTCTCGGCAATTTTTTGGCAGATGGCGTAGGTCTTGTCATCATCCCAAGAGACGATGTAATCCCCGGTGGGGGTGCGAGCCAAGGGGACGAAGTCGATAGCGTGGCCTCCGATATGCAAGGATTGGGCGGGGATGCCCCTAGCGTTTGTTACCTTTGTTCCGGGCTTGGTTCGGCCTTGAGCGTAAAGTTCTTCTTGTTCCTCTGGTGTGCGGGTCGAGCAATAAATCAAAGCAGGGATTTTCTTGTCTAGCAGTTCTGAATACCATCTTGCCACCCTAGCCCCAAAACTAGGCTCTAATCGCTCTATATGCCCCCTAGAACGCTCCGCCGCTTCTTTAAGGGTCATTGTGCCTCTGCCCTCGACTTGCCTCGTTCTGCCTCCTCCATTGCTCTAGATAACGCCTTGAGCGTCTGGGCATAGAGTTCCCGGTATTCGTCTTTGGTTGCGTGGGTTCGGTCGAGCTTGTCCCACCTTTGGATGAAGTCCGAGATCGAGTCTTGGTGTGGCGTTTGCCCAATGTCGTAAGGCCGGGTCGTGGCGCACCCAGCTAGGCAACTACCTACGATGAATCCAAGCATCCACCTCCGCATCACGGAGAGAACGCCTATAAGCGATTTGTTCATCGTCTCTTTCCCTTCGGGTCTTGGCTCTGTTTTTAATCCACCACCCGCCAATTCCAACAACCCCTGCGATGATGGCAAGGATTGATGTGAGCATTAGTCGATGTGAAGTCCGAGGGTTTTAAGAACCGAAACCACTTTTTCCAGAATCGAGTCATCAGCCGGGGTCGGGGTTAGCTTCACGATAATACGAGCAAGGACAATCACCGCACCAACGCCAGCCATAATGTTTGCAAAGTTTTCGGTAATCCAGTTCATTGACTAGGGTTTTATGTCAAGGGTTCACCAGTAGAGGTATCGTAGGTTCCTCCAAATGACCAGTAAGATGCAGGGACAGCGGTCACATTGTTTGCCTCTGAAATAAATTCATCTCCGTCCTTTTTCAATACATAGCACGGCAGGGTGTAACCCAAAATTGTGTAGCTTGATGAATTAGAATCTTCAGCCTCTGTGGTTACCCATCTTTCGTCTGGAAATGCTGGGTCTGGAAATGAAATCTTCCATTCTAATCTTGGATAAAATAATGATGAACTATTCCAATAAAATAAATATGGTCTTTGAAAGTATGTCCTTCCATTATTTCCAACCTCTACATCTGGATAAAAATCCGTGTTTAGATTATTAGCAATGCAGACAAGGTGTGCTTCCTCTGAAAGTGTGGATGTGAATGTTTGAGAGAAATCATAAGAATATGTGCCGTAAACATATTGCCCGCTTATCGTCCAACTTTTGACTCGCCAGTATATTTTCATTGCATTGGACAATGAGAAATATCCTCCGTATGGCTCAATACAACCGGGGAAATACCCACTCCCTTGTGCAGATAAAACTTTACCCATAGGATTTCAGCCTTTCGGCTCTTGGCTTAATATCCGATGATTGTGACTCTGAATGTTGTTGCGTTTTGTGTCTTTCCACTTCCAGTCACATTTAGGGCATCAATATGAATTTGATTAGCAGTAACAACGTGACCACTAAAAGCAAGTCCTTCCTCAATATCAGCGGGCAACCCAAGCAAAACAATGTCATTCAGTTGGCATCCAGTGATTGTAACTGTTTTAGAAACAACATTATTGGATTGAACCAGTCCAAATGTGGTATAAGTTACTGCCGTGAGAGTCCTTGGAGATTGCGGCAACACTCCGTAGGTTGTCCCATTTGCTATCAATCCTACATTGATTAGGCCAGAAACAACATTGATATTTGCGGGTTGTGTGATTGGGGTAGAGCCATAGAAGGCAATCTTTGAAGCCGTGCTAACCCCAATCTTTGTTCCAGTTGTTGTGCCTACTCCCAAATTATATCCATCAGAAATTGTGATGGCAGTTCCAGAAAGATCGAGAATGGTGGAACCAGTTCCAATGGAATTGTTCTGCCAATCCAAGAAGGTTGTGCCGTAGCTATTGTATAGCTTGCGATTTGTGGCATCTACATTGGCAGTTGAGTCCTCAACAAAGAGGGCGTTGGCTTCGGCCTTGGTATAATACGAGGCTTGGTCTGCCGGAACTACGGAACCTGTGGTGATAAGATCACGGCGAACACTAATCGACCCTTGGTAAATTGTCTTCGGAGTTCCGTTCTGGGTAAGCTCGATCTCGATTGTGGGCGTGATGGTGTCGGTTCCAGCTTCCGCAAAAAGCTCATCGAGTTCAGCGGTTGCCATCGTCACCGATGTGCCTAGATAATTTCCGTAAATAACCCCGGAAGCATCCAGAGTAAGGGCGGTTGTTACGGCTTGTAATCCTAGGGATTGAACAAAGGAAATTGAATAATCTCCATCATTGTTTCCAGAGTCCACGGAAACATTGTTTGCCCCAATGCCAGTAACCGAGGTGAGTGCCTCGGCAAAGCTGGCGGCACTCGCCCCAATAGCGATAGCGGTTGTCGTGTTGCTTCCAAACCCAAGAACAACGGAACCACCTTCGGCATCGGGGCCGATGGCAAGATTATAGATTTCGTTGCGAGTCGTAGAGCCTACTTGAGTTCTGGTAAGAGCAACAACCCCAGAAACCGATGATGCCGTGAAGCTATCCGAATAGACGGCTGGGTTTCTGCGTAGCTTAATGATTTGCTGGGCTTGGACGCTAGATGCGGGATAACGCCGAGTGCTGATAATAACCGAGCTAGTTGGGAAAAGCGTGAAACTAGAGCCTCCAAACGACATTGCCGTATTGGGCTGGGTTGCGGTAAGCAAATAGGCATCTGGCTCTAGGCCATAAGTTACACAAGTTGCAACATTGTTGGAAACTGCGGTATAAATTCTTGAAGCAACAACCGATTCATCATCACTCCAAGTAATTGCATTAGAGGTTGTGGAATTGATTGTGAGCTTAAACGCTCCATCACTAGGGCCGTCATCAATGCCACCAATACCGAGCTTTAAGGATGCTCCGGTGGTGTCTAAATCACGAAGAAAGTTATTGGTATCCCTTTCTTGGAGACGCACCCGGAAATTGTAGGTATCGTTGCGTGTAAATGTGGGAAGAATACCATCCTTAACCGAGCCAGCCGCCACCAAGTTGCCATTGGTAACATCAATGAAAAAGTCGATGTTTTGTGCCATTTTAACTGCCCTCTATGTCAATGCTAGACGGCTGGTCCATAGACTTGGATCACGTCTGGAGTTCCATTCGAACACACGTTTAGGTCTATGGTTCTCAATAAGCCTCCACCTCCACCACCACCTCCGTTAATACCTAGAGATACGCTTACAAGAAATCCATTATCTATTGGCTGAATTGCTATTCCGTCCCCGGCAATAGGCTTCGTGCATTCAATTCGCCGTATAAGACTATTAAAGAATCCCAAAGCAAGCCTAGAGTTTCCACGAAGTTCTGTAAGTGTATTTTCTCTCATAGCCTATTGGCATATACAAACACGCCAGTTCCATATTGTTTTTCCTTAAATGTAACTCTAGCGGTTAAAAATTGACCCCTTCTTTCTGATGCAACACTATCTACACAATATCCAAGATAAACTATTTGCCCTCCTTTGGTTTTTGTAGTAATGCCGGGCGGCCTTGGATTTGCTGGCATTGTAAACCCATTTAATTGTGATGGCATTTGAACAAGTGCAGTTGCATAAATATAGTTCGCCGATGCCGGAATATCCTTAACAAGTTGCCCAGCCGAAAGTTGTGCTTCTGTAATGTCTGTAATAAATTCTGCCTCAATAGTTAATGGAGAACCATAAACCCCGGTTCCAAATGTTGGGATCATTCTTACATATGGTTTTGGCAGTCCAGATGAACTTGTAAGACCAACGTATGAAACAGACATTGTTGTAAGTCCGCCATCTTGTTCCCCATAACTAATTGTTTCAACTACCATTCTTGCATATTTTTTTGTTGCTCCAGAAAAAGAAGCGTGGGTTGTGTCTTTAGGCGGTGCAAGAGATTGCCTGTCTTCCGTGCGAATCATATAATTTTCTGTGATTGTTTCCATTCCGTTGATATCTCTTTGAAAATCTTGTCTTTGCAAGACTTTCTTTCCAGACATCGGAGAGCCTATAATAATTGCACTCATTATGAACCCCCAGCACCAGATGTAACCAACGGAGCAGACATTAACTTATTCAAAGTATCAACCATTGTTTGCATTGTTTTACTTAATTCACCCTTCCAAGCATCTCTGGTTTCTTCTTTTGGTGCGGCTTCCATCCCGCTAGCCACGGCCTGTCTTTGTGCGACATTTGCGATTGCAACTTGTTCCGCACTCATCCCGGTTGCTTGTGCTTGTGCTTGCTCGGCAAGAGTTGGGGCGGCGGCGGCGGCAACTTTTTCTGCTTCACGCACTTTCATATCTCCTGCTGTAAGCCCACCAGACAATCCCTTTGCAATTCGTCTTGCATTTTCTGCTTTTGCTTGCTCCTCAAAAAAAGCCTCTTGAGTTTTAAAGTTTTCTTGTTTGACTTGTCTTTCTCTTTGTTTTTGAGCCGCTTCCATTGCCAATTTTCCAGATGCCGATGCACCCAGCAATCCTCCTCCAAATGTCTTTGTGGCTTGGGCGGCCTTATCTGCATCTATCTTTGCTTGCTTTTGTTCCTCAAGAACCTGCCGAGCATTACGAATTTCCCTATCAAATTTTGTTTTTTCTTTTTCGGCTTCTAGCCTTGCTTCTTCTTCAATATTATAAATTTCTTCTTTATGAGCCGCTTCCGCATCGGCTTTTTTTTGTTCGGCCAGTTCCTTGTCGGCCTTCTCTTTTGTTTCTCTTTCAAATTTAGAAGCGACCATTTCGGCCTTAAAAACTTCCTCTTGGTATTGTTGTTCTTTATCTGCTCTAGTTTTAGCTTGTTTATCAAGAAGTGCGTTTCTGTCCCTTGCGTGTTTTTCCGCACTTGCGTTTTGAAATTGTTCATATGCTTCCGGGTTTGTAATTTGTTCTGCAAGTTTGTTGCGTTTTTCATATTCTTGTTCAATCGCCGCTAACGCCTTTTCTTCGTCATTTAACCCGGCCAATCTTTCCTCGGTTGCATTTTGCGTTACCATTCCCTCTGCGAGCTTCATATCTCGCAAGCGTTCCTCTGTCTTTACAAGCTCTTTTAGAGAATCCGTAGCACCAGATACATTCGAGATAAAGTTTTTGAATGGGTGCTTTTCAATTTCATCAACTTTATTTTTTGTAATTTCTAATTGAGTATTTATAGAAGCAACTTGAGATTGTGCCTCGCTCAAATTCATTGCTTGCCCAGCTTTTTCTATATCATCAAATGCTTTTTGAGCCGCTGTTGCCGCATCTTTTAGAGATATTGCAACTTGCTCTATTTGCTCTGCCAAAACTTTTGCGGCACCAACAATTGCCGCCCCTTTTAGGCTTTTTATTAAAGTGTTGCCTAATGCATTCGCCGCAGAACCAGCAACATCACTTGCGCTAGTTGCATCTTTAAGTCCATTTGTAAATTGATGAAATGCGGCTTTGGCTTTTTGTCCGCTTGTAGCCAAACCATCGGTGCTTTTTGCCACGTTTTTCATCGTGGCATCTACACCCGTGCTGTCTGCAACAATTTTAAATTTTAACTCTTGCATTGTATTATATCGCTTTAATTTTGCTTTTTATGCCATACCAATCTTTTACAAGCCTTGGTATGATATAAGCATACATATTTTTGATCTCGGCTTGTATGCCCTTCATAAGACCGGGCTTGCCAACGACCATAGCACCGGATGGGTTTCTGGGTTTTGCTGGCTTGTATCGCACATCATAACGCCCTGCATTGTTAAAAATCTCGGCCTCTATAACGCTGGCTGGTTTGGCTGGGATTCCACCACCGAGCCTCTTGTTTAATGCCTCATCGAACTTTCCTCTTGTGAATTTCTTTCCAAAGGCTTGTGCCGCTTGAGACCATCCAATCCTAATCCACTTCGCCGACTTTGCCCTATGTGAAATGAATTTGCGTAGCTTACCCTTGGCAGATCGCCTACCGAACTTATTACCCCTTGGGACAAGGCCAGAGTTTTTCCTTTGCCAATTCATTAGCTTGTATGCACCAACAAACCTCGTATCCCCATAACGATTGACTCCACCATCCTTGGTGATTGGAAGTCCGGCAATCTCGGCTCGTATTTTTGCAGAGGCCGTAGATTTAGGCCCGGTGGGTTCTGTAAATTGAGCAGACTTAAACGCCACATTGACCATCTTTTCGTTAATAGCGTCAGCCATAGTTTTCTTGCTCAAACGCTTGTAAACATCAAGGGCTTGCAGAAATTCCTTGTCATTTAATATTACGGCATACGAAATCATAAACTTAATCTTTTGTTAAATGCCCATTAGACGGCTTAATTCGGCCACATCCGACCCACTCATTGAACCCTTCCGTCTGCATTTTGCACCAGCCATCCACAAGAAACAATGGGATGCTTGGCACATAATGGATAGTGGAACTTGCCATAAAATATAATCAATATCCCAGCCAGTTTTTTCTGCCAGAGAAAACAAGAAAGAAGCTGTTCCCCCCGGCGTTAGGCGTTTCCCGATTGCTGAATTGCTCCGGGGGTTGGCAATACCTCAATCTGTCCCTTGGTTGCCTCTTCAATAATGGAAGAAACAAGGTTGGTTGCAATATCACGATCAGATTGAGTTTTATTATCTGCCCATAGAAATAGTTTTTCTCTAAACAAGTTTTTGTTCCAAGCTAATTTGATTGCTTCTTTCCGATCTTTAGCAAGCTCAATGTGCATATAGACAAAAGCCCAAATGAAGTAAATCGAGCTATCCTCATCATCTCTAATTTGCAACAAAAGCAATCTAGACCCCTCGGTGTATGGAGCTAGTTTCTCACCCATAAACTCACGCTCTGGGGATACGAATGTTGAATTTAGTTCTTCTTCTAGGGATATGCTCATAGGTGTTTTAGGATTGCTTTCTTGAGTTCTGGCTTTGCGTTTTCTGGGATAAGAAGGGTTTGATTGCCACGCTGGATAACTCGAATCGGTTCGGCTCTCTTGACTAGGCCAAGCAGAGTCTCACGATTTTCAAGGGCGGCTCTTACATAACGAATCGGTGACTCATCATCGCTTTTCATTTCGGCCCAAGGACGCTCCATCTCATCCCTTGCATTTCCACCAGAGCCGTTGGCTTGGAACCAAAATGTAATTTGTCTGCGGCCATCCTCGAAAACTTGGGTTGTTACCGGGTCAGTTGTGCGGAGCTTTCCACCAAATGCGGCAACTGCAGATGCAACCTTGATGTTTGTTGTTCCCCAAAAGGCTTCCATCATAAGATATTAGGATTTCAATAAGAGGATTGGAACCCCTATTAAGTTACGTTCGGATAGCCAGTAGCCGAGATGTCGAGGGTAACAAACGCATCGGGCGATTTGTTGATCGTCAAGGAATCAATGCGAGTTACTCCGAGGGTGGCCGCATTTGCGAGTGCCCCTAAAGCACCACCAGCCGTAACGGAAATTGCACCAGTTACAGCAACGGAGAGCGAATAAGCGGTGGTTGGGTTATAATATGCTACCCCAACAATTTCCCCGAAATTGTTTGTTATTTCTGATTTGCTAATGTTACGAGCTTCGCTAAAAGACTGCACAAGGCCGATGACCTCTGCGGTGCAACCCCAAACAAGCCCTTGAGTTCCGATTGTGACGGCTGGCATAGATAAGTTCTCCTTTATGTCAAGTTATGGTTTAGATAGGAATTTTGACTTAATTATTTCCCATCCAATAGTGAAAAGAAATCCAGCAACAGCGACCATTCCAAGCATCCTATGTTTCAATACCTCTAGGGCATTGACCCGGTTCACAAGGTCTGCATATCTGGAAAGGCTTGTCTCAAGCATCGCACTGATATTTTTTTGGCGTTCTTCCATCCTAGCAAGGGCGATTGCAAGCTCTTTAATTTCGCTAGATTCGTTCTCGCTCATAGCTTTGCCCCTGCTTCGGTAACCCTAATAAACCATTCTCCATTTTCATCCTCATACGCTTCAATGAAATTCTCATCGAATAAGTAAGACAAAGCCCGAATCTTTTCCTCATCGGAGATTTTAGACCAATCAACCTCGCTACTCATAGCGTTCCAGCCCTATCCGCATCGCCCATAGTAGGCGTGTTTGGATATTTGGTTGGATAGTTATCGCCCTGCACTTGCACCGGGGAGCAAGAACAAATAACAAAGGCCGTGGAGATTAGTAAAATACTTCTCATTGTGGCGTTGCTATCACATTGATTGTTAAGCCCCTCTGCCAAGCCCTTTTATTGGCTCTTATAGTTGGATTTTGGCTAGAAATCCTTGCCATATGAATCTTCGTCCCAACGACAACATTCTGTAATTTGTCGGTCAATGTTGGGCTTTCAGAATAAAAGGCTTCAAAAATTAGGCAGTATTCAGAATCAAACTCGGCTTGCGTGACTTTTGCCGCAGTATCAGAATAGTTCACGGCCACATTCAGATCATAAACCCCGCTATAAGGCACTAGAAGCTGGGAATTGATTGATGCCGATATTGTAGCATATGGGAAAAGCCTCGCTCCGGTGCGTTGCGTTGTATAGCGATTAAGCCCAGAAACTCCGCTTAAAAGGCTAGAGACCGCATCCTCTACAAGAATCTGGGTGGATTGACTCATTTTTTGGCAGTAGCCCTTATGTCCAAGGTTATCTCATTGCTCCAAGTCCTATTAGTCGCAACAACGCTTGGACTTTCTCCGGTAACATTAGCAACAAAACAAGTAATGTTCGAATTGCTAGTCATATAGCTTGCAAGATCGGGACTTCGATAAAGCTGGGCTATGATGCTTTGAAACTTGGCATCAAACTCTGCTCTAGAGTTTATGTCGGCTCTAGCTGTATAGGTAAGGATGGCTGGCGTGGTAAATACCCCGGTAAATGGCCCAAGCTCCTCGGAGCCTATTGTTGCCTTGGCAACCACATTGGGAAGCGTCCTAGCCGTTCCTCGCTCGCTTGTGTAGAAATTAACGCCAGTAACCGCCGAGATTGCGTTGAGTAGGGCGTTCTCAACCTCTCGCTCGATGGAAGCCATTAGGTCGTGATGTCGGCTAGTTCGATGGTATAGGAAACATCATCGGCGGCCTTGCTAAAGCCAGCAATCATTCTCTCGACCCCAGAAACAGAGCAAAGCTGTCCGATTGCTGGTGCCGATATTGCCGATGCCTTAACCACCAAACTTTGTGTAATCCTAATTACATCTCCACCAATATCCAATTCTTGTGCAGTCCCAAGGTCTGTAACGCTTGCCGAAACCGCCGAGGAACCCAATCCGGTTACACTCGCCCATAGGTCTCCGATCATATAGGTCAAATCGGTGGAGAAGTAGGTTGTGTCAATCGTGCCAGACATAACCTTTTAGGTGTGTCAATCAGCTTTTATTAGGCCGTCAAAGTCCCAAACATTCTGAACAGCAAACTCGTTTCTCTCTGGGAAAAGCATTGTTTCTTTGCCTTGCCTAACTGCGGATGCCAAGATCATTGGCGAACTATTGATGCCCCAGAAATTGTAGGCTCCACGGATAGCCTTTGCCATCTCCGAAATGCTTGGAGCCGTGTAGGTGTCTAGTCCTTGAATCTTAATGTCTGGCGGGGTTAGAACATAGAAGTTGTCTTTGCCCAGTTGCTCCCTTGCGTCCTTTATGATTACGAGTGGGTTTCGGTAGTCGCTTTGGCTAATCCCAAAAGGGGCTACTAGGTTATAAGTTTCTGGAAGCCCCTTGGCTGGCTTTTCGTCTAACTTATCAAGAACAATGTTTGTCTTTTCGGCATCCTTAATTTCTGGGTGGTCATAAACGAAATCGTGCCAAGGCTTACGGCTTGCCCTAAAAGCATCGTATCGAGTAGGCCAAATCTGCAAGTCTATCTGATCTCCCTTGTTCCCTAGTTGGCAATATGAAACCATATCGAAAACCCCCGCATATTGCTCGTAGCAATCAATAAAAACTTCGTGGCCTTTATCGGCTAGGAACTTGGCCGCTGGTAGGCATCGAAGCACATCCCCAAGACGCTCCCGGTAGATGATGGTTTTAGCAGTCATCGGCAACGCTCTTGTCTGCTACGAATGGCATATAATCCGAAAGCCTAACCGGGCCTTTGGTTTCTTGTAGCTTCTCCCACCCCTCGACCAATCCCTTGTAACCATAGAAATCCTCTTTGAATTGAACTTGCTCTTTGGTCGCATACGCAAAATGCTCGAAGGTTAAGCCCCAAGCCTCGGTCATTCCTCTTGGAATCATAAGGCCATTCACATTTAGCTTGGGAGGTTCGTGACTTACAAACTCAATGCCCTTCCCCCACTTCCACGCTCGAAACCATTCATACCAGTTCGACCCGAAACCCTGCTTCGTCACAACTTTTTTGTTTTGCCCAACATAGTAATTGCAATGGAACTGCATCGCTCGACCTTCCTCACATCCTTTTAGATGCCCATAGATGGCATCTAGCTGGTCGGCTCTCCAAATTTCATCGGCATCCACTTCCATAACCACGCCTTTTTCCACGCCCTGCAAAGCCTCTTTAATCATCGCCAGCTTTCCGGGGAAAGACTTGGCTTGCCAATAAACCGAAACATTTGATTCCCTAATGCTATTCAGATATTCGTGCGTTCCGTCCACGCTCACAAAGTTCTTGTGGTATTTATCTGGAACTTGCTTGCACCAGCGGGTGCATCCCAGAGGCTCGGAAACGCCCTCAACAATTCTCCATTGCCAAGGAATCTTTAGCTTCTTGAACTCATCAAGATGCTTATTTATGTAGGGCATCCCATTGAGAACGATGGTAAAGATTGTCAGCATTTCAGCCGACCATAGATGACGCTGATTTCGGAACAGAAAGAAACCGAATCGTGCCGATAGCACTCAAAGCCAATAGAGTCGAACCAATCAATAAATTCTTTTAGCCAAGCGTCTGAATAGTGTAGCTCGATGGCAATTTCTTTTAGATTGTGAACATTCCCAATCTGCAAAAGTTGAGTCTCGTCTCCCTCGATGTCGCACTTAATGTGGGTGATAGAGCTCTCTGTTATCCAAGTATCTATTTGAAATGCGGAGTCTACCTTTTCGCATAAGAACTTGCCTTGTGGGTATTGTTGCGAAAGCGTTGTTATGTCCCCTTGGTTTATGTCCACGCCCAAGTAAAACTCTGGCTTTTGCGATAGGAAGCATTTGGCTGTTCCGTTGCCCTCTTGCCTTTCGTCCTCCGTCCAGAAAGCACACCCCAAGTCCAGCACTCGGCCACCAGTAACATTAAGATGCTCCCAATGAATCTGCGGGGCTTCTGATGTAATCACGCCCTTGGTCATAGCTGAAAGATGGCGGCTCCATTACGCACCGACCAATCCTCCCAAAGCAGTTTAGCGAATCCCTTTAGTTTATGGTAGTTCGTCCAGTTCTTAATGTCGTTTGTATCATCCAAGGCTATGATTGCTTTATCCGCCAAGAACGGCCTTACGCATCGAAGTTCGGCCTCCCCGGAGAATGGCGAACCATCAATAAGCACAAAATTAAAGTCCACATTGTGATCGAAATGAATGTCCTCGATTGCGTTTGTCTGGTAGCCCTTGGCGTTCTGCACACACTCATCGTGCCAT